ATTTCCTTACTGAATATAAATTCTTTTAGGGTCATTTTCTTTTTGTACTTTTTTTGCCACTTACGCATCAAAGCGTTTCTTTCTCTGTGAGAGAGACCTCCCCAAATTCCGTGTGGTTCGTCTCGTGATACCGCGTCCCATAAGCATTCTGCTCGAACTGGACAGTGGTTCTTTCCACTTTCACCAAAACAAAACGATTTCGCTTGACTAGCGATAATTTTGTATTGATTCTTATCTCTTGGCGGGTAGAAGATGTCGGTGTCTTCTCCTGAGCATCGGGCTCGATATCGCCAAGCGTACTCTGGTTCATCCATTTGTTAGGCATCCTTTGTTTTATCCCTCATCTCAATGAAGTCATCCTCAAGCAGAATGACATAATCTTCCCCATCGAGATGAACACCAAGAACTGGCATTCGTCCTTCTAGGATTGCCTCTCTAACATTTTTCTTAAGCACGTCAGACTTTATAGTGAACTGTTTTTTACCAGTCCACTTATGTTCAATCAACAGGTCGGATGACCGAACATCGCCTTTACGTGCCCAAAGAGCCCCAGATGCAGCATTGCGTTTTCCACCAATCTTCTTGGCTAAACGCTTTTCGTGCTTCTGAGACTCCTTTTGCCCTTTACTCCTCAAGTTCTATTTTGCCTTCCTCATATCCTTTTAGCAACTTGGGAACAATGTAGAACAAGGTTTCTCTCCAGAAACATCTGTTGCAACCACAGAATGGTTCACCAGATACTGTTTCTGAAATCTCTTCTTCTGTGCCTTCGTAGATTGCTTCGAAAAGCATGTCAGTGTAAGCCTCTACACCGCGCTCTAAATCTTCTGCCCATTGTTGGTCTACAATTTCAAATCCGTTACTCATCATCACCTACCACAATGGAGTCGGCTGACTCAAGGACAGCCTTTTCAAGTTCTTCCTTGAAGTCAATCTCGCTACGGAGGCTATCAATGACGGGTTCAATCCCCTGCCACTTTCTTTCGCCATAGTAATACCACCCACCTTTTCGTTCTATTAATCCCTTAACTACTGCGAGAGACGCGATTTCTTTAGCGAAATCATATTCTCCAGGAAGGCAAGGGCCGCCTTCTGAGAAGTAAAAGTCAAAGTATGCGACTCTCTGTGGGGGCGCCGTTTTATTTTTAAGAGTCCTAACCTTGATTCTTTGCCCAATTCTGACTTTATTGTTACCCGAACCAAGTTCAATCCATTCATCTCTACGGATTTCACATCGAGTGAAAAATGCATAATTCTTTCCCTCTCCACCAGGAGTTGTGCGTGGGTCTCCGTGCATCACGCCAATCTTCATACGGTATTGATTTATCACGATTCCAAGAACTGGACGTTCTGCTTCTACAAGACTGCGCTTCATTGCAGTACCAACAACACGGAAAAATTTGTTAGTTAATAAAGCACCCTTACCAACAGTCATTTCATCCATATTTTTTTCTAACTCAGGAGAAGGAGATAGGGCTGGAAGAGAGTCTATAACAATAGCGTCAACAGACTTTGACTCAGCAAATGCAATGACGGCGTCGTAAGCCTCTTCCATAACGCTGGTTTCTACAACGATAACTCTACTGGTATCTACCCCACACATTTTTGCATAATCAGGAACCCAAGCCTCTGCTGCAACCCAGACTGTTGTGAAGTTAGGGTCTTTTAATTGATTTGCAGCAATTGCTTTTAATGCAACTGCTGTTTTTCCGTGAGATGGTTCTCCAATTAATTCGTTCCACTGGTTACCAGGAAAACCCCCACCCAAAACATAGTCAAGAGTTGTAGAACCACTGGTAAACCTAGGTACAAGGTCAGCACGAATATCACTGGCAAATACAACAACCCCATCACCAAATTTTTTATTAAGTTGGGCAACGATTTTTTTGGCTTCATCAGTTATCATCCATCAATCCTTCCAATAATTTGTTGTGGGTTAAAATTATTTGCTGTGTCATTACCGCGAGCATTCTTTGCACTTCCTTCTACTTTTGCACCAGTTAGTGCACCATACTTGCTTCCAGCCTGTTGAAGAGGATAGCCACAGTCGTAACAACGAGGCGCTGCATTAGCAACAGACATGTAATTATTAGAGCCGCAATCAGGACATAGTTGAGTTTGATTAGCACTCTGTGCTTTAGATACTGCGGTGTGTGATTGTGGTTGTGGGGGCACATATGGAGTCATTGGTTGTTGAGATGGTGGTGTTGGCATATTTGCTGGGCGTTGTTGTTGCGCAGGTTGTTGTCCTAATTTATTAGCCCACCAGTTTGCGTTACTCATTTGGCCTGACCCCATTTCTCAACTATTTTTACATCTGCAATAAGCGGAAACGTAATCTCAGGAAGGCGAATACCCTCCATAGACTCGCGGATTGCTTCCGCAACATCGTCCGCTAAATCTTCACGAGCAACTGTAACTAACTCGTCGTGCACGGTCAAAATGACATTTGCGCCTGGCTCATCAACAAAGCAGGAGTGTGCTCTGACAATAGCCAATTTCATGATGTCGGCAGCAGAGCCCTGAATTACGGTATTAAATGCTTGTCTTTCTGCTCGTGACTTTAGACCTTGGTCACGGCTTTTCAAGTCAGGTATATATCGACGTCGTCCAAACAAGGTAGACACATAGGGTGTTGGTGACTGGGCAGCAGCCATACGGATAACTCGTGCTCTATATTTGGAGATATCGTTGAATTGTTTTCCAAATCTGTCTAGTAAGTCTCGTGCATCTTTGACCGTACAGCCAATGCTTTGAGCAATCTTTTCTGGACCAACACCATAAGCGATAGAAAGCACGAGAACCTTTCCAGCCTTTCGGTCTACGCCCATCGTGTCACCAATAGTTGTATAGATATCTCCACCTTTAAGGTAGTTATTGACCATAATTGGGTCACCAGAAAAGGCTGCAATGATGCGTGGCTCAATCTGAGAATAGTCTGCTACGACTAACTTATGACCTGGTGGAGCGATAAATAGATTACGGATGAGTTTTCCATAGTCACCACCACTAGGAATATTCTGTAGGTTTGGGTCGCTACTAGAGAAACGACCTGTCTCTGCTCCATGTGGTTTGAAGTTAGTGTGTACTTTGCCATTTATTAAGAGAGATTTCTTTTCAGTAACCTTCGTTTTGCCCATAACCGTGTGGGTAACTTCGCCACCAAGATATGGCATTACATAAGTTGTCATTAACTTATTCAAATCTTGATATTCAAGGATGGCATCTACAAGTTCATCTTTGCTTCTGTAAAACTCAAGAGCATCAGAAGATACCGAGTAGTGCTGAATATCTAACTTCATAGGGTTAGTCATCGCCATTTCTTGACCTTTGGCTGTAAGAGCAACCTTGATACGAAGGTTTGGTTTGATGCCTCGTCCACCATCTTTTTTAGGAGAGAACAGCAACTTCTGCTTCTCTTGAACAGAGTTCATGGCGAAGGGCTTTCCAACTAACTTCCAAGCCTTTGCTTTGGCATTATCAATGTCTTTTTCAAGACGCTTCTTCAAACTTGTAAGTTCTACAACGTCTATGTTTGCACCTGTTAATTCCATGTCGCATAACGCTGCAATAACATCCATCTCTAAAATCCAAACGCGCTTAAGGTCGCCCTCCAGTTTTGGTTCTAAGACCTTATATAACTGCCAAGTTGCATCTGCGTCTAATCCTGAGTACTTAGCCACATCGCTAAACGAATGGACCTCAACTTGCGCTCCTACACCTTTTTCAACTACTAAACCAAGTTCTCTCTTTGCACAGTCTGCTAATCCAAGAAATCCACGGTGACGGTTGTTAATAATAAATGAAGCCATCATTGTGTCAAAGAACGGTTTGTTAGGAACTTTGCCACGGTAATACTTTGCAATAGATTTTAAATCAAACTTTATATTGTGACCAATCTTTAACTTATCACTAAAAAACAGAGGCTGTAATGCTTTGAATACGTCTCCAGGAAGAAGTTGTTCTGGAGCAGGACCAAATACTGGTTTCCACTTTGCTTGATTCTTTGAGTAATCCGTGTCTTTTAAGTCTTTGCCAGCGGCTAACTTGCGCTGACCACTAAGAAGCAACTCTTTATCCCAGTTTAAGAACTCACCATTAGGATGTCCCATAGGTATAACATCAACGCGACCATCTGTCGCTAAAGAAATCCATAGCACGTCATTTACTACAGGCTGTATACGGTCGTCACCAACAGACTCAATGTCAAATGCAAATGCAGGCTGTTTGCTGTAGTACTTAACTAAGTCGTTAAGTTGTTCTTGTGTTGTAATGATATTCATAAAACCCTCTCTTTAAGTAGGAGAGCCTGAAATGGAGGTAACAGGCTCTCCCACGTGGAAACGAACTAAGCGATTGAACGAGCAACTTCCAGTAGTTCAGAGCGAGGGGTCTCTCGAATTACTTCGGCTGTATAAGGTTCAGCGGCTGCTACGAGTTCATTTACCGCATCAGCGTTTAGTTTCCACTCCTCGGCAAGGTCACGACCACGAACGAAGTTGAGGGTGTACTGCGTTGTTGGTCCTGTTCCTAGTCGAGAAATCTCCCAGAACTCTTTTGAAAGAGGTCCTTTGCGCTCGTCATCATGCGCTTTCTTTATTTGACGAGCCAATGATGGTGGAGCAGTAAGAATTTGCACGCCCTGCTGTTCACCACTGAGAACTAACACGTTGAATGAAAACTTGCCACGAGGCTTATCTCCAAGGATTTCGCATAGTGGGCAATTTTCTCCAATACATACAAAGGACTTCTTACCCTTTGGGCGTTCAATCCAATGCTGTTCATATGTTGCAAATGGGGAATTTTCGAGGAACTTAACAAGTTGCGGTTCTTCGGAGAAACGAAAGTCAGTTGGAAACTCAGTTGAGTCTGACTTTAAAAGTGCATCAACGGCATCCCAGCCCTGTTGCACAGTTGTTCCAACCTTTGGTTGGGTGTTTTCACTATCTTCATCAAGATAGTTGTCAGCATTTACTGCTGGTTTTGTAATTGGCATTTGTTTCTTTCTTTGGTAGTGAGGCCTAGCGACGTCTGTATTACAGACTCTTGTCACTTTGGCTCTCTGCGGATGTGATGTCCTTCCAGCGCTTTAGTAAAGCCTCTGTAAGGTCTTCGTATTGGTTCCACTCTACACGAGCAGAACCTAGAAGGTTTCGTTTGGCAAACTCGTCAACAGCAGCCTCTATGAGAGAACGGGTATAAACCCGATTTCCTCCAGTCTTCTGACCTTTTAAAGTCTTAGACCGAAGTCGATACGGGGCACGTGGGATATATCCCTTTCGTTCCCATAAACGAACTGTGACAATTGTCTTTTCCAATGCTTGTGCCAATGCACCGATTGTAAAGACTTCAGTTTCCTTTCCACCTAATGTTTTAATGATTGGGTTTTCATCCCAACCATTAGTCTCACCGCTTTTACGGCGAGAAACCTTTGGGTCTGGTTCTCTTCTTTTCTTTTTTGAACCAGGAATGTATTCGAGGTCTTTAAATGCCTCAATGATTTCATCTTCTCCACGTAATCCTGCCATAGTTATCTCTTGTTCATAACCAATGCCCAGACCACATTCTGTGGATACATTTCATCAATCTCTTCTTCAGTGAGTTCATCACTATACAGAGCAGCCATAAGAGCATCTTCGTCGATAACTTCTACAACCTTGATTAGTTTGTCACGAAGACCTTTTTCATCAATGATATCGAATGCGATGTCTTCATCAATCTTTCGAGTAACACGGCGTTGTTTAGTGATTGAAGTAAACCCCTCAATCTCTTGAGGTAATTCAAAAATAATATTTCCTTTGTCATCGGTCTCACCATTTTCTTCTATGTGAGTGAACAACTCTTCACGAATAGATTTCATCTGTTCTTGAAAATATTCAACCTGCTTTTTAAAAAAAGCATATTGCTGTGCTTGAGATAGGACATCGTCCTTATCAATTACTCTTGTGTCTTGCTTAGTGATGCGAGCCATTATTACCCTCCTACTTTGGTCTGAGATATGAAGTTCAAAAGACTTCCTACTGTCAAGTCTACACCACCACGAGAGTTGATTCCCTGACCGTCCATTACAGCGTCAGCCACGGCGTTCTTCTGTTGGAGCATGTCGAACTGGCGTTCTTCTATAGAACCCTTCATTAGGATGTCTTGAATAGTAATGGTAGGCCAACGGCTGGACGCTCTTTTAATTCGGCCGTTTCTTTGTACCGCAAGTCCAGCGTTCCATGGCAAGTCATAGTTAATTAAAAGGTTTGCATTAGGTAAATCTACTCCGTAACCACCAGCATCGGACGAAATAAAGATTCTGCAATCTGGGTTATTTAAAAACTTTTCTTTGCTTTTTTCTTTTTCTTTAGAGTTCATTTCTCCTGTATACACAGTTCCACCAAGTTCACTGTGAATGGCTGCCACTGCTCCAAGGTAAGAAGTAAACACAACAACCTTTGCATCGGGGTCAGTCTCTAAATGGTCGTTTACATATTGTTTTAATGTGTCAAGTTTTGGATTGCCCATTCCACGAACTTTTATATGACCGTTAGTCCACAAATAGTTTGCATAAGCGCTTCCAGTTTTACCATCATAATTTGAACCACTGCTTGCAAGAATCATTGGGTCATCACAAACCATACGAAGTGCGGTTATCTTGGACATGATTGAACCACGCATCATATCTGCAGGACTTCCTGGTTTATACCCCTCTCCATAGTGTGCTGCTAACGAAAACCCTGCTCCAAGAAGTTGTTGTGCTTCAACTAATTCGTTGTGTAATTCTTCGGCTATAAAGTTGTATAACTTTTGACCAGCAGAATCAAACCGCACAAGTATTGGCTCACGATAAATGACGCTTGGAAGATACGGAGCAACATCTGGGTCTGTCTGTATCTTTCTTACAGAAGAAATTTTCATCTTCTCGTGAAATATAGGTAGATTCCTATATCGCTGCACACCTCCAAAGTGATTGCGCACAATAAAGGTTTGGTCAAACAAATCAAAACGACCTAAAAGATTGGGATTAACGAACTGCATAATGCTATATAACTCTTCTGGTTTACCGTTCTCAATAGGAGTTCCAGTAAGAGCAAACCTGATGGATATATTTTTAGACAAGTCTTTTACCTTTTTGGAACGCTTGGAACGAAAACCTTTGATAGCAGTAGCCTCATCGCAGACGACGGCTCCCCAAAAGTATCTACGAACTGTCTCCCAGTCGTTAACTATTGACTCATAGTTGGTTATGACGTAATCGCTCTTTTGTCCGTCTTCGTACTGCTGTGTTCGCTGTTGCTTGTTACCGTCCACAACGGTGGTCTCTACACCTTTAGTAAATTTGGCTATCTCTTTCTGCCACTGATACTTGAGGCTAGAGAGGGCTATTACAAGAATAGGACCTTTCTGTATCTGTCCTGTATCGTTCAATTTTTCTAAGGCCGCAATAGTCATACAGGTTTTACCTAGACCCATCTCATACGCAACCAACATTTTCTTTTCACCAACCATACGGCTAACAGCCTCGACTTGATATGGCTTAAGCGTTCCCGTAAACACTGTATGCCTCCTTGCCAAGAATGTATGTTTTGGAGTTCTCTATACCCCTGTGAATTTCATCGATGGTCATATCTCCTGGGTCTTTGACATCGATATCCGTGTAATCAAAAAAGAAAAGGTTAATCCCATACTTGCGAGCAAATGGGCGCATAGATTCGCAAGCCTTGCGACCTGCTTCGTCTTTATCAAACGCTGCAATAACTTTTTCTGCTCTGCGCATAATCTTTGCTTGGTCTTCACTAACAATGGCGCCAAAAGTTGACACTGCTCCTTCAACACCTGCACAACGAAGACGAACGACATCTAAAGGAGATTCAACAACAACCAAAATATCGGTAGCCATCACTTCAACGCCAAATATAGTTTTTGATTTCTTAACGCCCACTGGTTGATTGCGAAAAAAGCGACCCGAAGCACCCTTTTCTTGCCATCCCATAAGTTCATAAGTTTCGGAATGGCGGATAGGAAGAATCCATGCAACGTTATTTACATCCCAAAGTACGCCGTGGTGCTTTGCTGCTTCTGCAGTTAGGAATCGCTTTTTTAATTCAAATGCTGGAGGGTCAGAGTACACAGCAAGACGAGCCTCAGACATACTTATTGGCTCTTCTTCGGGCTGTATGTACTGTGGTAGGTCTTTAATTCGACTAAGTAAAGCATCGATTGGAAGTTCTGCTTGACCATCAATGAACTCTTTTGCTTCATGATAATCAACTGACTTTAAATCACGAACAAGTGTGTAGAGGTTTCCCTTGTAACCACAAGAGAAACAAATATGTGCACCTGTATCAATATTTATCCACCACGATGGATGATGGTCTTCTTTTCCAGTTCTCTTCTTGTGCATTGGACACAACCCATTAACTTCACTGCCACGTTGTGCAGCAAGTGGTAAGTCAAGTGCAAGAAGTACTTTTTCTACATCCATTACTTGGACCAATTCATACAGTAAGAACACTTAGTCATAACTGCTTCATCGTGGAAACAACCAGTCTCCCAACGCCATGTAATAGCAGTCTCACTTGGTGGGCAGTTACGTGATTGAACAATCTTTAAGAGGCGAATCTCTTCATCTTCTTCAACTGGCTCAAGACCAAGGATGACGTCTGAATCTTGGAAGAAAGATGATGAGTATCCAATAGAGTCTGCGGTTACTTTTCCAGCACGCATCTTCCATAACAGAGTCTGAGTAGTTATAACAATTGGTTTATTTATCTTTTGAGCAAGGCGCTTTAATGCACGGGTGATATTTGTTATTGCTTGCGGAGTGTTCATCTCGCCAGTAATCTCATCAAGCATAAGATAAACACCATCTACAAATACGATATCAGGATTACACTGCTCAATTTTTGCTGACAAGGCAGATACGGTAATTCCATTTACAGCATCAACAAGGTGAAATGGGTGCAACTTCTCCATATTGTTGAGCATGTCGATGTAACGGCTTTCTTCTGCTGGCAATAACTTTCCGCGACGTAAACGACCATGGGATATATTTGCTCTCATAGCATCGTGACGCTGTTGTTGCTCATGGTTGTTCATCTCAAATGACTGGAACATTGGAACATAACCAAGTTTGTGAACATTTATCGCTATCTGTAGAGCAATTTGTGACTTACCAGTCTTTGGTGGAGCAATGATGGTTATCAACTGACCACCCTGTAGTCCTGCAGTTGCTTCATCTATCTTTTCAAAACCAGTAGGAATCCCTAAAAACTTCTTACTCTGTAACGCTTTGTAATCTTCATAGCGCTGTTCTGTGTTCTTAGATAGGTCAACTTCATGAGTGCCGAGAACACCCTGCTCATTGACTTTTGCAATTGCCTGCTCCATAGCAAGCAACGCGGCATTGTGATTGTTGTCTTGCAATAGTTCAACAGCATTTTCAAGACCTTGACGAGTGAGAAGTCGACGACGGAAGTCGACCATCGTGTCAAGCAGATACTCAACGCTATCTTGAACATCTAAAACTTTATAATTTGGATAGTGGTCTTTTACAGTTGTTGCTGTAGGTACTTCGCGGTATTCACTGTAGTGCTTGCGAACAAATGACCAGACTTTGCGATTGTCGTCATCTAAGAACCATGCGTCTTGAACGCCACGTGAAAGTGCAGGAACAATGTCACGGTCACGTATTACTTTACTGACCAGACGGTGTTCATTGTCTGCTGCCATGTCGCCCCCTCTAGGCTCTTAAAGATTGGCTAGTTCTACTCCTGCTGACCCATATCGTGCAACTCGTTCGGGTTTGTCAATGACTCCCTTTAGGTTTGGTCGATACGGAAGCGCTGCAACTAACTCCTCTATGTCTTCGTATAACTGCCAGTAGTTAAATGGATTAACTACACGGCGTTCCAACTTCTCAAAGGCTTTGTCAAGAAGTTCTTCTGACCAACCCTCTGATTCAAAACCAGCAAGTTCTAAAGAAATGCCGTAGTTATTGGCAAGTATCCACAATTTGTTGGCTGAAAGCAAATCCACATCTCCAACTTTATAAGAAATCTTCTTTCCTAAAAGTCTACGACTTTCTTCTTCAACTAGTTTAATAACTACATCGGTTGTAGCAATTACCTGCGGAGAGGAGACGTTTGATATGTCTCCGTTTTTCATAAGACTTCTATCTTAGCGTATTTAACAACAAACTCTCTAAACTTCTCTGCGTTATCACTAGCCTCCAACGCAAGTTCTTCAGGGACTTCTCCTGGAACAAGAATGGAATAGTGACCTTCATTCATGTACATACGGTCTTCTACAAATCTTGTATGTTTGCAATTAAATTGTTTTTTCCATTTAGGGCAACTACAACGTAGTTTCTTTGTTTCAGTATCGACTTCTACTTCAAAAATTCCAGCAGCCTGTGCAGAGATAAACAGTTGAACTGTTCTCCAAGAAGTCCTCATGCTGCTCTCTTTCATTGCGCTCCTCTAAGGTCAGAACCAAGAATAGGAACACGAACAAAGGCTTCGTTAGCAAAACTTGCCATAGCCTCTCGGTACTGCGCTTCCCAGTTCTCCAGCATGACATTGGTCGTTACTATCGTTGGTAACGCCTTGTCATACCGTGCCCGTAGTATCTCATCGAACGAGGTGTCGTCGTACTTTGAACCGTATTCTTTTCCTAGGTCGTCAATAACAAGAATCCGAACGTTTAAAAAGTCAAACTTAGAGCGACCATGAAGCCCATCGATTTCATAAACCATTTGCTTTTTGTCTTCGGGGTCCGCATCAAATGTCGATTTTTTCTTTGAAAGAAATTCAGGATAGGTCATGTAATAAATGGGGCGAGCATTGAGCCCATAGTCGCTCGCATTCATACCCAAAATCTTACGAGCAGTCTCGTCGTCATCTGGGAGACGTCGGACCACCTCCATAGCGGCAACAACAGCGTGAGTTGTTTTGCCTATGCCAGGCCCTCCATCAAAGAGCATACCTACACCATTGATTCCGATGTTGCCAATCTGCTTGATTACTTCGCCGTTTATAACGTCATCAATCCACTGCAGGTACTGCTGCGGAACAGTTCCACTACGCTCTTCTAAATCAGGTATGCCTAAACCTAGAAAGCGACGTGGAATATTCGAAGTTCGCAAAAGCCAATGCTTTTTCAATGACGACAATTGGTTCACGTCGTACACTATTGGGCTCCCCTCAATTTCTTTTCATAGCGTTCTAGTTGCGCTCTTCCAGACAATGAATTTTGAAACTCACTACCATCACTAGCAACGAGTGTCCCAATCTTAACCATAGGTTCTTTTATTGGCGCAACTTTGCCAAGTCCGAGGTTCTCTCGTGCTTGGTTCATCTTTTTGCCAAATGATGCTAAATAAAGTTTGTAAAGATGCGGAGCCTCATCACCAATCTGTTTAAAATTACTTTCATCTGCCATAAACAATCTGAGCAGTTCAAGTTCAATCAGTGGTGTTGTTCCGTATTGCTTTCTAAACTTTGCAAGGGCTCCTGATAGTGCTTTGACATTGACGGTCCCTGGGAGTAGGGGGTACTTGCGCCCAACGCGATAAGAAAACTCTGCAGCGACATCCATTGCGGTCCACTCATGCTCTGGCCTCTTACCACGAGTCTTGGGGTCACGCTTTGAGAGTTTTTGCTTGGGGACATCCCTTGGCTCAATAAGTCCAAAGCCTGCCAAATCCTCTCCATCATCAAATCCTTTCATAAGCACCTTTATCTCCTTCAGTGGCGCAGTATGCGTCACAAAGTCTTTTAATTTATTACTATCTTGGCTATTAGGTACTAATGGCTTAATAGTAGATTGGCTACGTGACCTATAGTCATGTGAGGCGTGGACATTAGAGTCCCCTAAGTTTTTAGGGTTAGGGAACTCTAGAGTCCTATAGGAGTTGAGTCGGTATATATCAACTCCACGATACCCATTAGCCCTCTTAGTCCTAATTCTAGAAACAAAGCCCTGACCTTCTAAAGCCTTCAGAGCCCTTCTGACGGTCTTGTTATGGACCTTACCCGTCTCACTACAGAGGCGCTCTACTGAGGCCTTCACGACCCCCTCAGAGCCCGCTAAATGGCATAGAACCACCAGTAGTCGGAACTGATAATCTGTTAATGGCGCCGAAAACGCCCCCTCTGGAATGTGCACGTTACTCCTTGTTGAACGGGTTTATATCTTTCTTTCCTTCGTCTTCTTTTATTTTAGCCTCAATAGTCTTAGTTATAACATCCAGGACTCCAGCAGTGATGTACGTGGCAAATGACTCAATAAAGTTACTCAGAGCCTCCTGCATCTCTTCATAGAGGATATCTGTATCATCTTCGTCGTCGAAGTCGACTTCAATGACGTCCAACCCATCTTCGATATTCCATGTCTCAACTGCAAGGTCTTCAACGGCATGGAGGGTCAGATGAGCCTCAATACACTCGTCCCAAACCATTGCAAGAACATCCTCAGATGTCACCTCTCGAAGAATCTCTTTGGTCGGATTACTGCACATCGTTATGTCGTTAGCATTGAGAATTAGGTTGTCGATTCCCTCATCGCCATCTGTAAAGAACAAGTGATACTTGGCTTTGCTGTCTGTCAATACTTGATGTGAGGTTTCAGTGAACTTAGAAAATGAAGGTACTACAGGCAGAACAACCGTTACATTGGAGTTTAGTTGAAGCAACCGTCTTAGACCATCAGTTACATCTGCATCTTTAAACGGTAATACGATGATTCTCTTCATTTTTCTCCTATAGTCGTGGTAGTCGTTGCACAACGGCTGGTTTATTTAAGTATTTACCCAACATCAATGACAAGAAGGTTGCTGCTGGAACAGTTACTAATAGCGATTTATCCAATTCATAAAATACATACATACCGCCAAAACTTAATGGCAGAGTAAAGAAAACATTTATATATGACTTGCCTATCCATGCTCCAAGAATGCTTAAATCAAGTAATTCAAGAAGATATGTGACGGCAAATCCTGTTAATAGAGTAGCAATCAAAAGGTCGGTCATGACCTAACTCTATACCGATAGTCGGGTGTACTCAACTCCGTCGTAGGTGGACAGTCTCCAGTAGCAGTTTGCAGGAACCCAAGAATCTAGCGTCTGAGATAGACGAGGTAACTTGATGGCCTTATTTACATAAGCGTGAGAGGTTGACTCGTGGGCTGTGCTTTCCCACACAACTCCAAATTGACTTGAAAGGCTACCGTCAAAATAGTCTGTTGCTTTAAAACTTTGTTCTAACTGGAACGCATCTACCCATGCGTAGACTCCAGAAGCCGTGTCAAAATCTAAAGTTACTGTGTAAGTTAGTTCTCCTGACACGTCTGCATTATCTACGAATGCCGTTACTGTGTAACGTTCCCAACTAGTTGACAAGGTAAATGTTTCAGTCTCTTCTCCAGTTGTAGGAGTTCCATCATCGTTTGGTGTTAGCGTAACGTCTACATCTACTGCAGAACTTGCTTTAGCGTAAAACGAAAGTGTGTAATACTTGTCTAAGCCTGTTGATGGAGTAGCGCCCGTGTCTGTCTCTAATGTTGCTCCTGTAGTTAAGGTTAATTTAAGAGAGTCATCACCTGCACCCACACTGTCAGGAGTCTCGGCCTCTATTACGTTAGCCGCAGCCGTTATTGTCCAAGTATTTGAATTCTCTTCAAATGAAGGATTTTGAATAAAGTTTGTTTTACTAGGAAGTAAGAATATGTTTACGGCACGAGCCTCTTGGAATGATGTGTCATCTAAGTTTTCACCGTTTTCGGCATAGAACTGGTCTAGATAGTATGTTCCTGCTGCACTAAAAGTTATCTTTAGAGAAGCATAAACAGCATCGGCTGGTGTTTCAGTTGTTTCCCAAGATGTTTGCCACGTGTTATTGGCGGCATTTAAAGTACCAGTAAAGTCTGCTGCTAAGTCTGTTCCATCTTTGTCATAGAATTTAACTATTAGTCTTACGCTTCCTGCGCTTGAAGGTGACTTGTATTTATATCCAAAGGTAAAGTCTGTTTCTGCAGTTACTGGGATTCCTTTTCCTATTGGGTCATTTGCACCCAGGGTTATAAAGGAAGCACTAGATGCAGCAATAGCCTTGCCTGTATAGTCCTCATCAATTGTGTATGAATTAATATCTGGAACTTGTTCTGTTACAGATGTAAGAGTTGTGGTTGATGTTTGCCAGTTACCTATGGTTTCTAAAAATGTTGAGTCTTGTATTGTCAAAAGCAAATTTGGAGATACTGTAATTGTTGGGGCAAACCCTGTTAGGTCCTCTATATATGCTTCAAGACCCGACTGTAGTCCTCGATTAGAATAAAGAAAGAACGCATCTCTTGCTAGTTTTTTCTGATACTTAACTGGAATATTACTTTCTGTTGTAAATCCTGAGTTCAATAGTTCAATGGGTAACAGGGATGCAGGAGTATTTTCTGACGAGTGGTTGGGTTTTAGTACGTCAATCTGTGTTAATAGTTGGTCTACCGTAAATGAAACGCCGTTCATAAACTTATATAAATCTGATTCGGTATCAGTAACTCCTAAAGGACTTTGGACTTCACTAGTGTAAACTTTTGGAATAATGTCCATAAGTTTTTTTTGAGCATCATGGTCTGAAGGAACTGTATCGGTGACTTGTCCAGCAACAATCCAATACTCTGTATCGATGTATAAAAAGAACCGATAATAAATTTGACGACCTGGGTCAATGCCAATTATTGGCTCTTCTGCATCATCGCTATCTACAAACGAAACTCTTGTTACATTACCTTCAGTAGCAAACTCTTCATAAACAATAACGCCATCTTCTTCATTTTCTGGATAGCCTGTTTGACTGCGTACCAATCTCCAACGAGTAAAGTCGCCAGTAGGTGATTGCCACTCAACTAAAGTTCGGTCATAATCAAGAACCGTAATAGACATAGGTTCAACTGAGTAAGCAAGTTTTGGAGTTGCTCCGTACTTGCCGCCACCGTAAACAAAATTACCGTAAACTCCCACTTATGTGGCTCCTTTTTATGCTCCCATTAACATTAGCGTAAAGTTATCAGAACCTGTCTCTGGAGTAGAGACAGTTGCCCATGAAGCAGTAGAACCGTCTGTTGTCAAAAACTTTCCTGCATGAGTTGATTGAGAGGGTACCTGACTGATAGCAGCCCAAGATGCTGATGAACCATTTGTAGTTAAAAAGTATCCGTTGTTACCAGTCTGTGTTGGAAGTCCAGTAAACGTTGTCCATGAATAGTCATAGTTGGTTGAAGAGTTCTTTACAAGAACTTGACCAGTAGTTCCTCCAACAGGATTACGAGCATCGTATGCAATCTTTGTTACGTATTCTAGGTTAGTTATTCTGTCTTTTACTGTGTTCCAGTTTGTTGTAATAAAGTCTGCAGCCCCAACCCATCCTGAGCCTGTCTTAATACTAGAGCCTAGAGTGGCTTCAATGGAGTTTACTTCTTCTTGCAGGTCATTTACGTGTGCCGCAAGAACGGTGTCGGTAAAGTCTACTTTGGTAGTAAAGGACTTAACCGATGTGGGGTACGCTGCTGTCACGTTGACTTCCTTTCAGACCTATCGGTCTATTTTCTTAGGTTTGCCCTCTAATTACCTGCTGAACTCAGGCTATCTGGTTAACCGTTACGATTATTGAGGGTATTGCAGGGTGAACCGAGTTTGCCGCAAGATGCTCTAGACGAATATTGGCATTGGTAGTTGACCAGTAGACCTGAAAATAGTCATTTGGCTTCATCTTTTCAAATAAGTTTACGGTCATTACATCGTAGGTATTACTAGAGATATGCAGTGTTGTTGCTGAGTTTGGAATGTTTGTGCCGTTCTTTCTAAACCACACAAACACCGTTTCTCCAGAGCCTCCGCCACTTGTGTGGTGAAATTGAGCAGAGAACTGAATGTTGTAAACTCCACTTTCTTCAACAACTAATCTTGAAGAACTTTGTAGTTTTACTCCTTCTTCAAAAGACGTTGTATTAAGGGTTACTGCTGTTGGGGTGTTAATTGAGGCAGTTAAATCACTGGTGCTAGACCAAGAACCAAAAGCAAACACACCTTGAGGGTCCTCTCCAAACTCTCCTATCCATACAGGATATTCGGGGTCTCCTCCCACATACATGACATAGACGCCAGTGCCAATAGCAGGTGGACGTTTAGTTGAGATTACAGGCCACACCCAATTAGTGATTTGTTCACCTGTTGCAGTGACCTTAACTTTTAATCTACGTAATTTTTTAGGGTCTCTGTTATCGTGAACAACTGCTCTATATACTCCAGGTAGTGTTCGTTCAAAATCCATTATTAGATTTCACCAATACTTAAGTTATCTTCTGTAAAGCGGAAGATTTCATCTGGGTCGCCTTGCAACGTTGTAAGAGCGGCTCCGCTTCCAGTTCTATAAAGTTGAGTTACACGAGCAACTTGAATTCCAGGAATTTGAAGCAATTCAAACTCAAGGTCTCCAGAGTTGATTGTTTCTTCAAAAAATACATTGGAATAACCAAAGGCTGTAACCATCTTCTCTTTAATTGAAGTTTCAATCTCTGTTGTTGTGTATTGGTTCAACTTGGTGTATTGAATAGTTACATTTACATCTACGTATACTGGAGGAGATATAGTTACTGAAGTTCCGATTAAAGTTTTACCTTCGTAAAAGGTCTCTAAGTCTGTTTTTAATCTGTCAAACTCTGCTGTTGGGTTTCCCAGTTCATCTAAACCTGGAGCAGAGTCAACATCTGTTGCAGTTCTTGTTGGCGCTATATAGACAGTTACTGAAGTCCAAACTGTTGCAGTTGCATTTGCTTTTCCAATTCCAGTTACTGAAAGAGCGAGGTTTGCAAAATCGTTTAATGTTACTGCTCTATTGTTAGCACGCAAAGTTAGTGGAGCAGCAGTTCTTATTTGTTCAGTTGACTCTGGGTCTGCACCAGCAAATGCAACATCACCATTAGCAACTGAGATATCTGCTTGAAGTGCTGTAATCTGTGCTTCAGATAACCCAGGAACGTATACAAGCGTGTCTATTGTGTCGGCGTCAACGTTTCCAGCGTTTCCACCACCAACTGTGTACTTTGCTCTAATCTCTGAATAAAGAGTTGGTATTGCTCCAGAAACTCCGTCTCCAAATTTAACAGTTACAATATCGTCTTCATCAAGCGAAGTTACATAAACTTGGTCATTTGGGCCGTAATCTGAAAGATGTTGAACCTCTGTCCATTTTACAAACAGAACACCGTCTTGTACATACACCTCTATAGAGTCTTCTACTACTGGTGTTTCTCCAAACTCAAAAGACATGGCAGGAAGGCCTGTAGAAGTACCTATCAACTCTCCATTAGTGGTTGCATCGTCTGAAACAAGAATTACTGAGCGTCCTTGCGCAGCAGTTACGGTTGTTTCTCCTGGAGATGCCCCTATCTGTTCTGCAACTACGGCGTCTGCTACGGTTGTGAAATAAATGGTATTAACTGTGTCATCTATTACAACATCTCCAGAAACAACTGTGCCTTCAGGCAGAGTAACTTCAGTTGCA